TCGAATCCATCTACGCAACCGTACTCGAATCCATCTACGCAACCGTACTCGAATCCATCTACGCAACCGTATTCGAATCCATCTACACAACCGTACTCGAATCCATCTACGCAACCTTCATTTACGCAACCTTACTCGAATCCACCTGCGCAAGTTCCTGTGGGACAAATTCCTTATTATGGCCGACCAATTCCCTATTCATGAAATGACCAATTTTTCTGAAAAGAAATCTCTCAATTGTTGTTGAAAACCACAATTAGGTGAAATCCACGGTCGTTGTTGTCTAACATATTCATAGGTGCTTTGAAGAGACTCAAAATAACCGTTGGCTCTTAGAAAAGCAATCATGACCGTTGCTCCACGTGATAATCCCATCTCACAATGAACAAATAGTTTACCGCCATCTCTCAAGGCTTTTCGCATGAACTCGAAGATCGTTGGAAAGTGGATTGCTAAATCTTCACTGCCTTTGTCCATTGCATCTTGTAACTCAAACTTGAAAAAAGGACCATTCTTGACGGATTCATGCGGTGTTCGCCCAATCGAAACGATATGAGTGATCCCTATTTCCTTCAGAATCTCAGCATAAGCGGTGGTTCGTCCTTGTCCCAGAAACAGGTGGTCATTAATTTTAGTGATTGGATCAACTGTATCAGATCCACCAGATTCATCAATAATTTTTTGGTTAAAGTTGATCATGTATGTATAGATATATATTTTTATTTTCATACATATTAATATATGTTAGGTAATTGTAATTGGACCGCTTCAGGTGAGTTAGATTGTCAATCCTCATTAGTTCCACAACCATATTCAAATACGGTACCCAATGCCCCATCGCATTCTTCACATGCGTCACTCAACGCTCCTTCACACGTGTCACTCAATGCTCCTTCACACGCGTCACTAGATGCACCTTCACATGCCTTATTAAGGTCTCCCATACCCCAAATGGGTGGATATCCACATACAGGTGTACCCACGGCGATTGATTCGGCTGAAAATTATAGTGGATTAAATCGAGAATTGGAAATTTCTGTATATCGTCATGACCAACCTCAGATCTTTACTCGTCAACCCATGCGTCAGTCACAGGTCTTGACTCAACCAACCAGTGATCCCCCTCCCAGTGAGACACAAGTTATGTGGTCACAACAACCCAAAGACTATCATAAATATAAAAAACACACCAATTCTTACTATTTCCAAACACCTTTCCAAAAATATCTAGATTTAGTTGCTGAATTTGGTCCACCGACTCTAGTCAATCCACAACCTGGTGGAATGGCAATTTGGCAAAATCCCAATGGTATTTTTAAGAGAATCGTCCTTGTTGATGAACAAATCGTCAATCGTTTCCCTCAACCACATTTGGGTTTTTTGTATACTGATGTCAAAATAAAGATCCCGATCGAGAATCTGAATAAGGTATTGAGTATCAGTGGTGATCTAATGTACGATAATATCAAGAAAATCCTAACCGTTCGCGGAATGTCAATAAATTATAATCTTGCACTTATTGCATTGGTTTGCCGATATGTGACTGGTCACATTTCATGGTATCAAATTATTGATGGCGATTACATTAGGGAATCGGTCAAATACAAAAAGTTAATCCATCCGAAACATCAACAACAAAATCTTAAAATTATCTCCGATTATCTCAAGCATAAGCACCGTTGATTTTAATTTTATTTTAATTTTAATTTTATTTTAATTTTAATTTTGAAAAAATTGATTGATGAATTTCATTTTGAATGATATATCAACTCAAAATGGATCAATATTATTTGGTAATTATTGAAGATAGAAATGATGGTAACAATTATTGGAATTATGTTTTGAAGAGTCAAACAACACCCCTCATTTGGTGGTTTTTGGCAGATATAAACATCAAATACATATGCAATAAAGCCGATAGTCATAGTCGACAATATAGTGGATATACTGACGCTGAAATTAAGCAAATTTATGAATGGTTCCACGTTAGGTCTCCTTACAATTATGAAGTGCTTGATGACGTGACATGGTATGTATATTCGTTGCTCACACCACCAAGAGGTCATGGGATCTTTTTGGGTGTTCGCCACATCAAGGAAGTTTATAATACTGAAGAAATTGAATGAACGCATGTATTCCATCAAAAATAAATATACATCATTGATATATACATATATATCAATGGAACAATGGTCAGACCACCTATTAAAGACCACTAACACTTTGATTCAGCAAGTCAAGAACATTGGCAATTACTACCAAATAGTAGAAGAAATTATTACCCCCATCAAACTGCCATCTAAAGACCTATTATGGATCACGATGAAGCACCTATTAACTGAGACCGATGTACAACCATTAATCTTGAACTACCTAACATCTGGTCAATTGCACACGATCAAAACAGTTTTTCCTTTAATTAATACTCTAGATGACTTCAACTATCTCGTCAATCATTTACCGTTCTATCCACGTGTAATGGATTTGTTATGTAATGTGACTCAATCCCTTCTACCTCCTCAACTGACCAATCAGTTTATGTCACCAGTTATCCAGAGTTGGATCTTTGGACATTGCCACTGGTTATCGTCATATCAACTACGATCTCAATGTGGACCAATCCGTGTTCAATTATTATCAGATCGACAACAAGACCCGACTTCGATTTTGCGGTCAATTGTGAAGATTGTTACAATGGTTTGCACTGTCTACCATGTTACGAAACACTTCCCTCCATTACACATCATTTACGTGATGACACCGTTCTCCAAAAAACTTCATTCCTTTGTCACTAATCCTCTGATTAACCGTGTCTTGATACGCGAATTAAAAAAAGACACGAATCTCATCTATAATTATGAACGGTTTACTAATCCCTTGACTAACCTAAGTGTTAATGGTGGTGTAACAACAATAGACGGCGCACAAAGTTACATTGCAATTTGGAGAACCGAAGAATTTGAAAAAGTGTTAATTCATGAATTAATTCACTTTTACGATCTTGAAAAAGGATTCGCGTTTAAATTACCACCTCTTAATATTTCAAATAATTATCCAACCCATCCCAAAGAGTTATTTACTGAATTGCAAACATGGTACTTGTACGTAGTATATCGAGGAAAGGACCTTGATCTCCAACGATCTCTTGATCTCCAACGATCTCTTGATCTCCAACGGAAGCACTCCATTGACAATGTGACTCGAATACTACATCATTACGGCAACACTAGCATCGCCAAGGATATGAATCCACATCACATGATTAATGTAGGGTCATCAGTGGTCTATTATTATGTGTGTAAAGCGCTCTTACTATCCGCAATGGATCAAGTAATCGAGGCGATCTTGATCCCTTCTACCACCAATCAGTACGAGAGGTTAAACAATAATCTTTACGTCGAAAAGAAACTGGCACAATTGTTATATTCATTTCGTTTAGGACCCAATCCAATCGATGATGCTTTGACAATGATGAAATAATGTATACATAGAGATATATACATATATCTATCCTAGATGTGTAAAATTGTTATCTTAGGCTCTCCATACGTCGGTAAAACCGCATTAACCAATCAATTTGTACAACATTTTTTTGTTGATCAATATGATCCAACGATCGATGATGGTTACCGTGCTACGGTTGGAAAACAGAAGATTGAAATTATTGATACCAGTAGTCAGTCAGAATATTATCAAAAGAACTATCATAGTATTAAATCGGGTGATGGGTTCTTGTTGGTCTATTCAATCACATCTCGTCAATCGTTCGACGACCTAGTGGCAATTATCCAACAAGTTCAGCGAATCAAACAACGCGTGGATGTGCCCATGATTATCGTTGGAAACAAAGCAGATTTGGTAGATCAGCGGGTCGTCACTGACAATGATGCTATTTATTATACACATCAATATGCGTCGGATTACCTAGAATCTTCTGCTAAAACGGGGCATAATGTGGACATGGTTTATCACCGATTACTCGATAAAGTGTTACATTCATGGTCGTCTGATGGGTCGATTAAACCACAGACAACGCATTTCAAAACCGACATATCATAATATTGGTTCTTATGAACTTTGGATTTGATTGGGTCATCGATTTCACCACTGACCTGATCAACTGTTCGTTTCGTAGGAAGGCGATCCATCTGACTTAGAATATTTTAAGTCAGTTGAAAATTCACATTCAATTTTTAAGTGAGTTAGACCGACTTGTAAACTTTGATAATTTGATCTTGTGTGAATGGGGTACGACAAATTGGACATGGTTGCCCTTGAGTGACACATTGAATCGCGCAATCCATACAGATAGCCAAGTGACCACACGATTGAGTACATGTATTTGCTTGAGTATCTAAACAAATCGCACATTCCCACCACGATGAGATTTTTCATCGATCAAAACGGTAGATTTTATTTTTTGACATTTTCGACAAATTGATCGACTGGCAAAATTCATTTCGTGACATCCATCACAGTTCCAATCTCCATCACGTTGAATAAGTGGTCGTTGTGATGAACTTTTCCCACTAAGATTGACTACAACCGAGGTTTGGTATTTTTTTGGCAAGTCGATCGACCAGTAAAATTTATTTCGTGACACTCATTACAATTCCAATCTCCAGTGCGTTGAATTGGTCGTTGTCCTCTACATTTTCGACACGCGAATCGACTAGCGAAATTCATCTCGTGACATAAAAGACACTGCCAATCACCTGGTTTTGATTCGCACCGAATCAAACCACATTTGCATTTATTTTTGGATCCGAAAACAAGAAACTGATATTTTGGACAAATCCAATCTGGTTTGTGATATCGATTCGCCATGAATGATTATTACGATGCATTCGAATAAAATAGCAATTCAATTTTTAGAGTCACTTCACAAGGATATATATTTAATATTGTATCTTTAAAGGTGGTATTTTAACATAATTCAAAATATCAGACAGAATACATCCATCCCCAGGCAATTCCGAAAAGAGACTTTGTTCAGATTCAGATTGAAGCACAGTTTGTTGTTGGATGGACATCTTGAATCTTGTATCAATCGCATCGGCCAAGGCTTGGATACTAATGGGGTCAATCTTGTTATTTCTTAGATTGAGTGAGGTCAAACTATGATTGGTGTGTAGAGCGGTAGCTAAGGCTTGGGCACCAACATCACTAATCTGGTTATATCTGAAGTTGAGTGAAGTCAAACTGTGATTGATTTGCATAGCGTTGGCTAAGGCTTGGGTACCAGATGGTGCCCATGGAGATCCAATGTAGTCGGATTATCAGAAAGGTAATCCATTAATTGATTTTGAATCCATCAATTCCAATAGTCAAAGTATCAATTCAATTTTTAGAGGCACATCATAAGGATACATGTTTAATATCGCACCTCTAATAGCTGAATTTTAATATAGTTCAAAATACATCCATCACTAGGCAATTTCGATACCCAAACATTACTGGTTAATTCGGTGGTCCTTCTCCAAATGAAGTGTCCCTTAAAAATTGATCGCTATAATTGTGAGTCAACCAGACTACTTCAGTACGTCTGATGGTCCAATTTAATGGGCAATTATACGATTTCCAACAGGATGTCGTCAAATGGAGTCAAAAAACGGATCGAGGGATTATCGGTCTCGATATGGGTTTGGGTAAAACCGTAATCACGATTGCGATCATCTGTCAAAACAATTATCAGCGCGTCGTGATCGTCGTACCGTTACAAATCGTCAAACAATGGCGCGAAGCCCTATTGACCTTTACTAATTTACAATCTTCCGACATCTGTGTGTTTCAGGGTCGGCGCAGAACGCTAATGACATCTAAAGTGGTTCTGACCACCTACGATGTCATTCGAATGGAGTTCAAAAACCCACAATCACCAATGTTCGGTCAGTTTGACTGTTTAATTCTGGATGAGGCTCACAAAATCCGCAACAATAAAACGGTTACGTATCATGCGTGTTGTAAATTAGGGCATAATGTAGTTTCTAAATGGTTGTTGACAGGTACCGTAATTTACAACAAATATAGTGATTTCGACACACTCTGTAAATTTATGAATTTACCCATTGTGTCTCCCCACAATAAACAAGAGTTCATTAATTGGCGAAATCAGTATTATATCCGACTGACCAAGTCCCAATGTCACTTGAAGATGCCAGATAAAGTGTTCCACGCACATCATCTGGATTTTGATGACCAACACTTGGAAACTTATCTGGAACTACAAGAAGAAGTCAAGGAAGTCTATGAAGCCTATTTGGCTTCCCCGACCCACTTCAACTACGGATGTTTGTTGGTCAAAATTTTAAGACTACGCCAATGTTGCAATCACATTGATGCGATTCTTAGTCAGGATTTGTTTAAATTACCCGACAATCGCCACGATGAATTGTCATCAGCAAAATTCGACCAAATTGTCAAGATTATCCAACACGCACCTGATCATGACAAATTAATCGTATTCAGTCAATGGGATCACAGTCTCAAACTGTTGGGTCATCAGTTGACCCAATCAAAGATCTGTTACTTGGAATATAATGGGTCACTTAACATCTCCTCGCGAAACAATATTCTAGAACAGTTCAGTAAAGGTGAGAGTCGCGTCCTATTGCTAACATTGGGATCTGGTGGAATTGGTCTTAATCTTACCTGCGCTAACCACGTCATCTTGATGGATAGTTGGTGGAACCCCGCCCTAGAGAACCAGGCAATTGATCGTGTGTACCGAATTGGGCAGACAAAGAGTGTGGAAGTTCATCGTTTGTGTATGAAAGAAACGATTGAGGAATGGATGGATAAAATTAAACAGGAAAAGAACACGATCGAACACAAATTCCACGACGACAACGAGATCTACGAAATCGACAGGCCAATGTTGTCGAAAATCTTACATCAGTTTATTTAAGACGTTCTGTGTATGTCCGAATCATGATTCGACACTTTGGTGTAAAAGACTGTGCATCTCGCCCTTCAACAGGGTAAAATCGCATGTGTTCAGAATCGTGAGTCTCGTGAAGAGTTTCTAGACGTGTATGAAATTTCGCGGTCAATTCTGACCCAATCGCTTTCACGATTTTGTTATGCAATTCACATGCCTCCGCATTTGAGTCTATTTTTTTATACTCTTGGCAATATATAGCATCATGAAACTCGCCCAATGGACACTTCACTACTCCGTTGGTGTGATACAAAATGTCACTTCATCACGACCTTACGTAGGCTTGTTGGACGAGGTCAACAATTTGTTGACGGATCGGTCGTAAACATGCTCGTCCTCGTTCAGTTTCGCTAAATTCGACTCCAATCGTTGCACATAATGCTTCGTGTGTAAAATTGTCTTGGGGGACTACAGTCCCCCATAGCCCCCATAGCCCCACATAGCCCCACATAG